TTATCGGTTACGTTATTAGCGGCTACGTTATTAGCGGCTACGTTATTACCGGCAAAGTTATTACCGGCTACGTTATTGGTTGTCATGTTAGCTCGCCCCGCCATAGACGAGTCAGGCGCTCCCGATGTATTGTAGCCGGACATACTATTATTAGCGTTAGAAATGGAAAGATCTCGTGCTTGAATCTGTTCGGAGGTTAATCCGGGGTTATTTACTTGGTCAAAAGACGAATCTGAAAGGCCTTGGTAATCGGCACCCCTAGCATCAGAAGGCGCTTCGCCCGTTGGCCCAGCAGAACCCACTCCCGCAAATTTTTGCCCGAAGTTAAACCCGTCACCACTAAAACCACTCTTTAACTGACCGCCTACTTGAGAAAAACGTGCTCCAGGAGCACTAAAAGCTCCCGTAAAACCTTCACTAAATGGTTTGCCAGCGGCTACACTCTCAAAACCTTTAAAAGCTCCCGCCGTCACACCCGAAATCGCCGCAGATTTAAGCGCGTCTTTAAAACTGCCGCCTTGAATTAGGGTTCCAATACCTGAACCGAGGGCCGCGCCATACGCGCCAAGAGCCGGAAAAGCTAAAGTAAGCGCAATCGGCAATACAATCGGAGCAACCTTTTTGGCTACCTTAACAACCTTGCTGGCTACGTTTTTTACGCCTTTAGCGACCTTAGAAATAGCTCTTCTTATTGGTTTAAAAAAGCTACCAAATCCATATTCCGCTAAACCTGTCTCTGGATTAATGGAAGCCGAGCCAGAACCCACAACATACTGCTCAGGGTCTTCAATCCCTTGAGCCATAAGTTGTTGAAACACGGCTTCTTTTATTTCTGGGTTGTCGTCTAGAATCTTTTTAGGAATAACCAACTCACCCGTCTGAGCGTGAACAATAACGTCATCGCCAAAACGGCCTAGAGAAGCCATCTGGGCCGCTGTATCAGTAAACTGACTAATGCCCTCGCCGCCGTAAACTTCTTCAGCTACCTGTTGATCTTCTTCGCGTTCTAAACTAGCAATGTCCTCGTCGGACATCATGAAACTAGCTACACCCCCGTCAGGGACTTGCATTTGATCCATTTCTGCGGTCATTTCAGCCATTATCCTGCTCCACCTGATATGCTTTGAGGCATAGTTACTTGAATTATTGTACTTTTACTTTCCCCTCCCGTCCATGAATTACCGCAATCTGGGCAATTTCCAGACGGATATGATAGTAATTCTGCTGGGGTGTCCACCGCATTGCCGCAATTAGCGCAATGAATAAGCTCTGTGGAGGTGGAAGGCTTCCACTTAGAGCCATTGTCCATCGTAAAAACTGTGTCATCACTCATGTCGTTGTCACCGTTACGCTCCCTACAGAGCTAGTTGCTTGCTGACCACGGGCATGAGGTGTATTAACTAATGTTATTTTAACAAATCCTGCCTGTTGAAACAAAGCCCCATTTTCCAATCCGCTGTCATCTGTTTGTAAGTTTGTAAGCACAAGAGCCGTGTTTCTGCCCTCACCCGGGTTTTGCATTTGTTCCAAGTAAACCGAAAAAGAACGAACCACTTCTGATAAATACTGACGGTCATATTCGCTAGGAGGTATCGGAAAAAACGGTAATACCAGATTTCTGGACATTATCTACGCCCGTCCGGTTTAACCTCTACCCGTGGAGAACCTAATCTCCAAGCAATACCCGTGTCCTCGCTGGCAATTTTAAACGCCATAGAGCGGCCCCTAAGCCTTACATGCACCTCGTTAGTAAACTGCTCTACCGGAACAGAAGCTGTTTTAGTCACCGTACTATTAGTTACTGTGTTGTATGCCGCTCCCGGAAAATTACGAACTTCCAAAGTCATCGTAGCGGTAGGCGTTGAGTTAGTGCTGTTCCTAAAAGTCATGTCTGGTATTAACCGTCGGATGAACATAAAGTTATCTCCGTCTGCAATGTCTACCTGACTGCTTTCAATGTAAGAAGAAATAGCCGCAGAAGGCGTTACACTACCATCATCTAAACCAAACTCTTGGTAATACAACGCATGGTCAGTACTTGCCGCTATCGGATTAGACTCAACCCCTCGATCCATCCAAGCTGTTCGATTTAACTCTCCGTAATACCATATGTTTTGTTGGTAGTTAAACACTACATATCGGTCACATTCGTCACTAGAACTCGAAGGATAAAACCACCAGACCTCAGAATAAGCCGCGTTAATCGAAGCGGCTACTTTTGTAAATTGAGCCTCGTTTAAATCGCTAAATACGTAATCACGAACAGTACAAGGAATTCTTTGAACCGTACCACTGTAGACATAAAACTCTTCCTGACCCATCCAGAAAACGTTGTCCTCTACCGCCGTAACCGCTAAAGGCCCCGCAATAGTTATGTTCTCCGATAGAGTATTAATACCAAAGGTAAAGGGTGGACCCAAAAACTGCATCGCATGCAAAGAAACATCCGTAAAGACCAGCACCTGCTGTCTCGTCTCTACTGCGGTAATAATCTCAGATCCTGAGCCTATCCTTAAATCTCCCGCAGTATTAGTTGGGGTTGACGCCCAATCGGTAAGACTTTCTTGAGAAGAAAACCGTATGAGAAGAGGATCTTGTACCCCCGGATTGGTTTGTGAATCACAACCAAAAGCAATAATATGACGGTCCCTGTCCGAAACTAAAACTTGTTTGGCTATAGTAGGCGTAGTATTTGCACCGCTTAAACTGTTTAAAGATACCGCTCTACTAGATGTTCCTGAAGTTTTATCCCAATAATAAAGGCCGTTATCCTTAACGTTAATCAGTAAATCTTCACCAAAATTATCGTGCGACCAAACTCGAAGCTGTTGTCCCGCTGCAACCGTTGAGGCCGCCGAACCCCACGTTCCACGGGCCCATGTTCCTGCTCCCCAACCTGTACCCGATACCGAAGTGTCCAGCCCCGTGTTTATTTGATAAGCGCCGACTGTACTGGAGCCCCCATTACCCGTATCGCTAGAAGTGGCAAAAACGTAAGTAGGGTTTAGACCCGATGTCGTAGTAATACTGTTTATAGTAGAAACTGTTCGAGCTTCAACTAGGTAGCTGTTTAAACTAAGAACTGAAACGATTTCATACTCTTGATTTAAAACAGCCGCAGTTATTTGTCCTCCTAAACTAGCCGCCCCCGAAAAAGTAACAAAATCGTTTTCTAAAGCGCCGTGATTTGTATCCGTAATAGTTAACGTGGCGCAAGTTACCGCTGCCCCAGAACTATGCGCCGCTGCGCTTGTACTATTCTGAGCGCGAAGACAACCTGTTAAAGTGTTTGTTGAAATAGAAGCATAAGTGATAATTTCATTGTTTATCTTTATTCTTCCACTTTCGGGGAAACCCGAAGCGCTGGTTAAAGTTATACTTAAATCATCCGCCGCGACGTTAGAGGCTAGTGTATTAGCCTTGGCCGAAAAAGTTACATCTCCCGCAGCAGTCGTGGTTCTTAACGGGGTAATATCGTTATAACCACCACCCTCATTTATGTAATATTTAAGGTTAGTGCCAACCCCTATGTACTTACTGCCATCCAAGGCAACCCAAGGGTGTAATGCACGACAAGAGCCTAAGAAAAAAGAACCTGATATTTTTTCCCAGCCACCTATTTTTTCTGGAAAGCCAAACCTAAAACGAACTTTATCGCAATCAAACCAACCGCCTTCATTACTATAAGAGGTTGTCTCTCGATTAACTCCGGGTTTAAATTGAAGCTTGGTTAAAGGCATACGTTTTTACTTAGGCCAACGTTGATCTTGTACTACTGCTATAAAAGCGTCCATGTTGGCGGCATTGGTAATTGCTGTTTCTAATCGAGTACACTCAGTCACAATAGCAGCACGTTGAGTGACTACATCTGCTGGTATATCTATGTCTCTCTCAACTTTACGAGTCACCATCCAATCAGTCTGAGCCAGCATCGTGCCTGATGTGTTTTTAACCTGTGCCGTCCAAGAGTGTTTTAAACCTCTAGTCACCAGACGCTCAGTAGTGTCTACCATCGCAGGTGGATCTTGTGTTTCGTCTAACTCTTGCACCCACATTGGATCACCGTTCTCATCAACAGCATCGACATCCTCTAGTGCCTTAGGCATAGTAGCGTCACCATTCCAGTAGAACCTGTCATCAGCCCTTACTGGATCATCAACCCATGTGATACCTATAGCTGTCTTCTCGTCCTCGGTTGACTGCTGTAACCAGTTGCTCGGATAGACTGTGCCACCTATCTCGAAGCTAGAGTTCTGTCTTAGTGCTGTGCTTCCTAAGTAGTACATAATTACCTCGCGTTAGAATTCTTAAATGGGTTCTCGGCAAATGCTATGTAGATGTAAGTTGAACCGCTGCTGTTCCTAGCAGTTGTTGTTCCTCGCATTTTAAAGCCGTTGGATAGAAAATCTATGTCTTCTGTTGATGGGTTGACTTCGGCATCGGCAGCATTTGCATACAAACTTGCTTCTGTAACATTGTAAGGACTTCTTTTATCGTCATGCATAGGCCAACCAGAAGATCCGTTACGTTTGGTGACAACAAAAGCAGGTTTAAATCCTGTGTAGACAAAGGGGCCCTCAGCATTGCCGTTGCCTGTGTAGCTACCGAATGATGAGTAGCCTTCTACTTCTGCAAAGCTGTACATTACAACGTTGTCATTAATAAGAGCAGCAGAATTTATACCCATTGTTGTAGCTGTAGCTGGGTTAGAAGCAAAGTAGCCACCGTTTACTTCAGCGCCAGTTGAATTTAAAAGTATCCCTCTTCCTGTTGCTGCGTTAGGTAAATCTTTGTGCCAAACCCACCAGTTTTGTCCAGAACTGGTTCTTGACTTATAAATGACCATTGCTGGTGCAGTTCCTAAACCGTGTCCAATTGTAAAAGGAAAAGAGCCATAAGAAGAAACAGTTGTAGCTGTAGCAATACTAAATCCAGCCGTAGTGTTTACAGAGACTGTGGAGTTTACGTCTCCAGCTGTGTTACTGACACCAGAGCCGTTGGCTTTCCAGTTCCAAGATACGTAAGTTCTTCCAGATACATTAAATAAATTATTAGTAGCATTGTGTGTTACATCAAAACCGTCAGATACAAAATCTATTCCGTTTGACCCGTAATCTACTTCAGCATTTGTTGCATTAGTAAATAATGTTTTTCCATCGCCTCGTACAATATCTGACAATGTATGTGAGTTAGCTGCATTCCTATTTTTTATCCAAGTCCAACCACCTGGAAATCCTGTAGGTATGTTTCTGCCTGACGCATTATCCCCTGTATACAACACAGTATTAAAGTAATCTGATCCATCCTCAATAGTTGAGTCAGGCAGGTTAAATGTGTTGATCTTTAAAAATCCTGTTGGTGGTGTGTAAGCAAGTGGGCGTTGTCCGAAGTTGTACACACAATTACCCGCAGCAGGTGGTGCGACCATTGGAGAATAACTACCGTAACTTAATCCAGTAATTGTTCCCTGCAATACATTATTTTTATAAACAGCTAAAGAACCTGCATCGGCATCTAAACCAAAACCTACAACATCAGTTGTTGCAAATGCACTAACAAAAGATGCGTTTGATCCAGCAATGTAAGTATTTCCATTAATTAAATAAACTAAAGCAGTCGGTGCACCCACATAATAGGCGTAGTAATTAGTTATGGATTTAGTCCCATCACTAACACCGATAAACCAGTTGGTTGTACTAAAACCTGAAACTTCCCAATACCATTTTCCACTTGTGACAGATATATTTGATCGACCCCATGACCCACCAGAAGTGTCGTTCCACTTTAAATTACCGTCAACTGCAAATTGCCTACCTGGATATATATCTAATGGATTCAACGTAGCAAAGTTACCAGCGTTCTCATCGACCAGACTTGGTGTATCCTTCATTAAATCATAAGTAGATTCAGACTCAGCGTTACTGTTGATGTTGTTAGCATCAAAGTTGTTCTTGTTACCAGACGCATCAAAGTTAAATACAGCATCAGCAGTTTCAGCAAACGCCATGTAAATGTAGGTTTGACCGCTTGCGTTTGAAGAAGCTCCGTTTGTTTTTATCTGGAACCCTGTGTCAGAAACATCCATGTCTCCGTAACCTGTACCAGCCTCTGCATTACCTAAGTTAGCAAATAAAACTTTGTTCCTTGTATTATTAGGACTTCTTGTGCCGTCTAGTATTAACCAATCAGTACTTGAATTTGTGCTGCTTTTAACCATAACAAAGCCTGGACGGAATCCTGTAGTAATGGTTGGCCCAGTTGTAGATCCATTTCCTGTGTAACTAGCAAACTTACTGTAACCTGCTACTTCTGAGAAACAGTAGGCTATTTGCTCTGACCCTGTAAAGCCTCCGGTGCTTGTAAATGTACTACTAGTAACTCCATTAATTCGTGATGCTGCGCCTACTCCAGGAGGATACGCATTAGTTGTATTTAAATGTAAATTGTCTGTTGGGTTGTAATCTTCTGATCCAGACATAAGATAATGAAACACTCGCCAGTTAACAGAATAGTCTCTATCTTTGTGGATAATTACTTTTGGAGCAGTAGATAAACCGTGACCAACCGTTCCATTTGGAGTACCTTCATAACTTACAATACTAAAACCCTTACTTGTATTTGCTTTGACTCGACTGTCTATTGAGCCATCATCATTCAGTGGGCTAACGTGGTCTGAGTAACTACCTTTAAACGCCATGTAGACGTAGGTTTGACCTGAAGAGTTTGTATCTGAGTCTCCACTGTTAATAGTAAAACCGTCTGAGTCAAATTGTAATGGAGCAGAACCCCCACCTTCAGCTTGGGATAAATTTACATATAGGTAGTCACCAGTAACTTCACCAAATGGCGACCTAGTTCCATCGACAATAGCCCAGTTCCCTGTGCTAGAAGTTTCTTTAATCATCAAAAATCCTGGTCTAAAACCTAAACCAGTTATTGCCTTACCTGATGATCCTGTACCTGTGTAAGTACTAAACTTAGATACGCCTGAGACTTCTGAGAAACAGTAGGCAATCATGCTATTAGAGTTTACATACGAATAGCTACCTACATTTATGACGCTACTTGTAGGACTACCTGTCCAAATAATACTGCTAGAAGTATTGGCATAAGTACCGTTAAGCCTAAGATAAGAACCTCCACCACTATTAACACTATCGTGATAAACAGGCCACTCTGTAGAAGCATCTCTGTTTTTTGCAATTATTACTTTTGGAGCGGTTGATAACCCGTGTCCAACCGTTGCAGTAGCTGATGATCCTTCCCAACTAACAATACTAACTCCAGTAGCGTCATTTGCTTTTACTGTTGAGGTTATAGAACCATCAGTGTTACTTACTGGATCACCGTCACCAGCATCCCAGCCCCATGCGACATATTCATTTCCACTAGCATTTAATCCACCTACTGCTGTGTTCGCAAGACTAAAACCATCTGCATCAATGCTTGCAATTCGAGTACCGCTGTTTGAAGTTTCAGCACCAGTAGAGTTTGGTTGTAATTCTTGATGCGCACCTCTTACTGAATCTATAAGCAAAGGAGAAGCTGCTGCACGATTTCTAAATATAATTAAATCAGGACTAAATCCAAAGCCCTTAATTGATTGTGCTGCCCCCGATCCTGTGTAAAGCAAACTACTGTGACCTGTGCTGGGTTGGTTATCTCCAGCGTCCCATGTCCACGCTACGTAGGTTGTCCCTGAGTTATTTTGCCCTGTATCTGCTCCTAATGTAAAACCATCAGAGTCAAAAGAAGCAACTCCGCTAACAGTAGCTTCTGCATTAGTACCATTACTGGTTAGCCATTTACTTGTTCCTCTAATGGAATCAAATAAAGCATTACTGTAAGCAGCATTACGACTCTTAAGCCAAACAAAATCAGGCGCGTAACCACAGCCATCAATACTTTGTGAAGCTCCCGTGCCTGTGTACAGCACTGTGTTTTGTAACTCAGCCTGTGTTGTTGGCTTCATCGGTAGATAGAAACCATTAGTACCGTATGTGCCTGTGTACCGTTTAGCTTTCCAAGTACCGTTGGCATCGAACTTACCGAAGTCTGTTGGAGCTAATGCTTGACCGTCAATGAAGTTTACTTCTGTTATATATCCGTCATAAGGATTATTTGTGTATGGTTGCCTATTTCCAATGTTATGTTCAACAGCACTGTTTAAATAACCATCAGCGTTCAAAGAAATAGATGAAATGTTATTTGTAGCAAATGCTGTAACTCTTTCACCGTTTATATAAAGTTTTACTCTGTCGGCAGCAGTTGCATTTGTTGTATCAAACTGTAAAACGATGTGATACCAAGCGGAAGGATCCCTGAACAATCCTGTTGTAATAAAACAGGTTCCTCCAGACACTAACGGAAGAGTAGATAAATAAATTTGGTTTGTTGAATGGATCCACAATTGCCAGTAATTAGCAGCATTTGATTGAATAGCTGTGAAAAGAAACTGGGACGATGATAAATCACCTCGTTTAAACCAAGCACTAAAAGTATGTGTTTTTTGGTTACCAGCACTTGCTGGAGTCCTACTTAAATAAGCAGTGGCAGAACTACGCAGTCTAAGACTATCTGTAATTTCATAGTCATCATCAGCAGCAGAACCAAAGCCAACAGGCAGCAAACTCATCCAAAACTCCTACTCACTGACACATAGGCATTAGTGCCGTTATCAAAATAACTTAACGTGTAAGTGCCTGCAACAGATATTGCTGTTAGGTCTGTGGCGTTAATTTTAGTTGTGCCAGCAGCAGAAATAGCGTGACCGCCAGAGTTAATCAAAAGTATAAACCCACTCTGCCCTGCGGTGTGATTTGTAAAGGTTAATGTCCCTGCGCCCGAAGGTGTGCATTGGAAGTTGTTGGTGACGTTTTGATCAAATGATAAATCATTGTCTGTTGTTATCGTCCCTCGGAATGGCGCTGTTAGCGTATCTGCTGTGTCAGCTTTCAGGATATCCGCGTCAAATGCCTCTACGTCAGAACCAATGGCTAACCCTAATGCTGTCCTAGCGTCAGAAGCATTAGATGATCCTGTTCCGCCACTGGATACAGCTAAATCATTTGTTAGCGTTAAGGTCGCAATAGTTACTGCATTAGGTAAACCTACCGTTAAAGTTTGCCCACTCGCAGAAGTTTCTATTTCATTAGCGGTTCCAGCAACAGTAAAGGTCTGGCTATCTAAATCTACTGCGCCTGTTCCGCTACCTCCTGCAAAATCTAAGTCTTCTCCCGTAACTTGGGTATCTACATACGCTTTGATCGATTGTTGCGTAGCCAATGCAGTAGCGCTATTGGAAGACATGTTATCTTCATCAAGAACCGCTGTAACTGAGACAGAACCGAGACGAAGGCTATCAAAATAAGCATTGTTAAACACATTACCGGCAACAGCACCAGAGCCGCCGCCATTGAAATAAACCACCGCAGTGGTTCCGGCAGGGACCTCGTAATCGTTTGACGCATTATACGTTCCTTGAAAAACTAAAATGCTTCTGCTTCCAGATAAATTATTTCTTATGTAAATAATTTTTTCAGAATCGTTAGGAGTAAGTTGAACAAAAGCGGTGCCGCCTAAATCTCCTCCATCCGCAAAAATAACCAAACGGTTTCTACCATTAGAGGTAGCTCCGTTATTAATAGGTAAAAGATTAGGCGATCCGGAAGATCCGGTGGCACCTAGCGTAATGGATATTTGTCCATCTAAAGACGTGTCTAAAAGACTTAAATTGGTATTTGTAGTATCACCCCAGGTTCCCGATTGTTCCCCGGTGGCTATAAGTTCAATACCGTTATTAGTAGTATATGTACTGGGCATTTTTTACACCTTATGCGGCTATTTTTTCCCAATTAGGGGATTGAGACGGTTGTACCGTACTATAACTTGGATTTTGGTTTGGTACAATATTTCCCCAAACCAAGACGTTCCCCACAGCAGCAGTTGCAACTAAACCAGTAACGGATATTTCCGTACCACCTTGAGCAGTGACTGAACCTACAACGGATGTGGCGGAAACTCCTGTTGTAGTGACATCTGATGCGGCTGTTACTGTTACTGCGCCAACTGTCGAAGTAGCCGCTAACCCCGTAATTGGTATATTTGCTTGACCTATTACCGTTACAGAACCTAAAGCACTCTGTGCTTGTAGCCCGGTAACATTCGCGCCTGCGTTAGCTGAAACGGTTACCGAGCCAACCGATGCTGTTAAACCCGTTAATGCCGCATCTTCGCCCCAACCTGCGTCGCCCCAAGCAGAAGCTGAACTGTTCCAGCCAATGAAAGAGACAACAGCGTTAGCCATTACGCAATCCTTATTATGGCATTACTTGCATCGGCTGTTGGAAAAACTACAGTAAAATCTCCTGTAGTAGAAGTTTTATCCGAACCAAAATCAAGAACAATAACCGCTGGATTGGTTAAAGAAATTGAAGTTGTGTTTGGAGTGCTATTATAAATTAAAGCACCTCTCGCTGTAATACTAGAAGAACTCCACGTTTCATCTGTGAAATCGGTAAAAGCCGTTGTACCACTGATCGTGGGATCAACATTAGTCAAATTTTGACCCGCTGCCGTGTACCCCGTTCCACTCGTTTCATTACTTGTAGTATATGCTGTTGTAGACGCATTTAAACTAGCAGAAGACGTGTAAAGCGCCATCTTAAACGTGTCTGCTCCGTTTGCGAAGTCATGTGCTCCAAACATCAATTCCTTTTTAAAGGAAGTACACATGAAGTTACCTGAAAAAGCCATGTTAAATTCTCCTTGTTAATTCAGCTAAATCTTGATGTCCTGCATCAGACAAAGCGTTATAAATAGTGGTTCTATCACTTTTAATAGCTTCTCTCATGTAAAAAGATAGGACTTTAATTAAATGTTTCTTAAAAGCTCTTGCTTGGTCCCGTATTACAGGATTTGCCGTATCAGAAATAGATATAATTTTTTCTGCACAGCGTTCCGCTACTTCTTCCGGAGTAAAACCACGATTGCTTGTAGTTTTTACATCGACAGTAAAAGTAGGTGTAACATTTAAATCTAACGCAGGAATACTCATTGTTTAGCCCTAATAACTTTACCCACCCTATATTCATCGGTAACTTCTTTAGCTTCACCCAACATTTTCATTCCAACTAAAGCTTCACCAAAACGTTTTTCATACAAAGCTACTAAATCTTGCTCGCCTTTCATGTAAGTATACGCTTCTAACAAGCTTCCATAAAGCATGGCTATTTGAGCATTTTCACTTAGCCACGTAGTTCCGCTATCGGCACCCGCTGTCAAACTAGCTGGACGATAAAAATAATGTAATTCAACTGCGCTTGCTGCATTAGGTGTCGGTCCAATTATAAAATGGTCTAAATCAAAAACAGCGTAATATCTTGGATTGCCCTCCGTAGCACCGTTAGGATTAAAACTTTGAATAAAATCGGCATCTTTAAATTCTAAAAATACATGATCATTACTTGCATTTACAAAAGATAATGAAAACGGGGCTAAAAAATCACTAGGCGCAGTCAAGTATTTGTTGGAAGCCGTAAATCCTCCAGAAACATTTTTTCGAAACAAGCTTAACTGAACGTTCTTTAATATTCGTTCTTCCGCTTGTTGAATAAAAATAGAAAGATTATTTACAAACGAAGTCTCATCGTTTTCTGTGTAATCCTGTATTGCTTGTTTTAACTGAGAGTAAGTAAAACTCATGATGTTGTCACCGTAACTAAACCAACTTGACCAAAACCGGTAGCTGGTCTTAAATTTTCATTTTCGACAGTTGGAAGGCCAACATAAACATCCATAGGTTCCGTTCGGTCAGGTCTAGCGTTTTGCAAAGCTTGAGGATCAACCACCTTTCTAAAAGGACCTAACTGAGGGTGTTTTGGCTCATATTGATCCGGCCCGACCCGCAAACCATTCCACTCTGTGCGCATTACTTTATAGGGATAACGTAACCCCGACCTATCGCAAATGGCGTAAGAATCTTTACCTGAAGCAAATTTAGCCATTATCCGGACCGGTAGTAACTCATTTTAGGAACAACATTAAAGGAAGCTCTATCTCGATCCTCCTCAGCGGCCCTTTGAAACTCTTCTTCATATATTGTTTTTAGCATCGGAGTCATCTTAGGGTTTTTCTTTAAAGACAGGTAATACGCTAGACCTGCCGCTAAACAAGGGTAAAACCTAAAGGGCAAATCCATCGTGTTAGTAAAAGTGTCCGCATCATCCATCCGTGTCAAAGCATCATAATAAACGGTATACGAGGTCGAACTGTCCGGAACGGGCCACACTTTTAGGTTAGGGGTAAGCTGCCTGTCTAAGAAAAACTGATTAGGGCGACCCGATGTAGTCTTGGTAGGTATTGTCAAATATTCGTCTCGGCTTAATCGCTCTAAAGAATAGTCTGTTCCTGACACCCTAATAACAACCGATAACACGTCTATTACGTCGGCGGATAAATCGTATTCTCCGTCATTAGTAACAAGCGTCAATGATCGCTGTTTAATAGTCCACTGGTTTAGCCCACGGTTAGCCCAATCAGCAAGCATAAGATTAAGCGACCGTTTAGCGGTCTTTAAGTCGTAACCCGTCCTGACCTCTAAGCCACAACGCTCAAACGCCTCTTCGATGTAATCGGCTACATCTAACTCAAAATCTTTGCTTCCGGAAGTAGCCATAATTAGGTGGCCTTAACTAATTTATACCCTTTTGCTTTAGCTTTTTCACGAAGCTCCGCAACGCTCATGCTGTTGGTAGCCTCGCCCCCTTTTTTCATTTTTTTAACCATACCGCCGCCGCGCATCTTTTTAACCATACCGCCGCCGCGCATCTTTTTAGGTGCCATCGCCATTTTTTAATCTCCTGTAAAGTTCTTCTCTACGTTTAAAGATATAAGAAGAATTGTACTCCTCATTATAGTTAGCATAATACCCTTTTTTCTTAATTTTGTATGCAGACTCTTGCAACTTAGACAGCCTCTGAATAAAAATTAAAGAGTACTCCACCTCCACTAAAGCTTCAAAATCTACCTCTTCTGCAAACTCTGCCGCTTCATCATCTGGATGAAACCCTACTACCCATATGTCTTTATCAATAAAAAAACCTTTAGCAATAGCCCCATTTAGTTCATTTAAATAATCATGAAACTCTTCTGAAGTTTTATCGCTATTTAAATCTACCAATATAGCTAAATCAAATTTATCGTCAAAACAAGAAATAACCGAATACAGGTCTTGGTACGTTTTTTCTTTTTTAAAAACTAAAGCAACTTTGTCTTTCATCCACGCTTGTTTTGCATAAGGACAAGGGGGTAAACCGTTAAAAAATTTGCTAGGTTTTTCTAAAACATCTTTAGACCAAGCAATTATTTCTTTCGCTACTGCTTTTTCTAAAGGATCTCCTATAAACTCCAAGCGCATAACTAACTAACCGCGCCGCTGGTTAATTTTCTTCGTTCATTTAAAACCGCTCCACAACCTCTAGCAATAACCGCTCCTCCGTTTTCCATCTTTGTTACTTTAGCGGACGAAGTATTAGCTACAACTTGTTTTCCTTTAGCACCTTCTTTTTTCTTTTTTCTTGCGGTAGAAGCTCTTTGTTCTTTACTTAAACTTTTTGCTTTAGCTTTAGGCAAACAGCGATCTGGGTTTTTCTTGTTTTTTGACGTACCACAAGCTCCCGCAATGTTACCTGAGCTATCTATGCGGACCCATTCCTCATCTACCCAATCTTGCAACTTACCCATTACTTGCCTTTTCTCTTTCCGCCTTTAGACTTCTTAGCGTAATTAGGGTCTTTACAGTACTTTGAAGCAGCTAAATTAGCGTAAGCGCTAGGATAAGTATCAAAAGTTCTTTTTGCCCAAGCTTTACCTTCGGGACAAATTTTACTTCCTTTTGACTTGCTAGATACCGCACCACCTTTTCTATAGTACGTGACTTCGCAAGGAGAAGGCTTAGGACCTGTTTTTACTCTAGAGCCCATACTAACCCCACAAACGGTGTACCATTGGAGTTACAATAATTAAAACGACTAAAAACCACAATTTGTTGCTAAGACCTTTTAAGTCTTCCTTTTGAGAATCTAGTCTTTCTTCAATGTTTTTGTACCGAAGATCACACTTCATCTCGTGGTGAGCCAGTTTGCTTAAAACTTCTTCTGGAGTTAAATGAGCCATATTTTTACCAAGCTTTGCACGACCAATATCTGGCGCTAAATTTATCTTTCGACGTGTCACATTTATGTCTAGCTCTAAAACTTTTACGACGATCGGGTTGATCTTTTTTAATAGACATATTTGGATCACCAAACCTTACTAATTTTATTTCACTTCCTTTTTTAGCAAGAACCGCCGACTTTTTGTTTGCGCCCGGAGTCCTTTTAGGTTTATTAAATCCGGGAAAAGTTTCCCCCCGGTATTTAATTTTTCCGCTTGGAGTTCGAGTTACGTCTTTGGTTGTCGCCATATCTTAATTATAAAAAACAGTTATAGCCGTCAAGTTAGTAGCCACCGATATAAATATATCGTTAACTCTAATCCCGTTAGATGGAATATTAACCGAATGTGTGGTTGACGCATTAAAATCCAAATCAAGAACCGTAGCTCCGCCAGACCCGTCAGTAAGGGTAAGGCGGGGAGTACCTGCGGCGGTTTTTAACTGAATCTGTCGAATACGCGCAGGACCTACAGCAAGAGAACCTGTAGACGTAACACGTTTTGAATTTACATCAGAATCAGACATTTAAGGCTCCTATTATGAATCGTCAGAAGACCCGGCAATTCCTATGAATTTGCAAACAATAACCGTATCACTACCGGGATCACCAGAGACCACTAGCTCAACTTCATCGGCAGTAGCGGTAGCGACTGTAGTAGAACCTCCGGACATACCTAAAACACCGTTACAAGGAAAAAATCCTTTAAATCCGGTACTATTTAAGGCAACTGTAATGCCATCAACAAAACCATCCGTGTCTGCGTCGGTACCTATGTCAACAAGATTTACGGCATTTCCCGAAGCTGTAGTAACGGCAATTACCACACCCATAGGAATGAAATTAGACGGTATCCCAATAGCCGCTTCTTTACCCGTGGTCGCACCATTAGCCACCGTAATTGTTGCGGTGTATTCTGAAAAAGTCATTGAGTTAGTTACAGCACCGGTAGTGCTGCTTTTAACAATGGTAGAAAAACCATTTTCGGACCGAACCGGTCCACTAAACGTTGTATTAGCCATTTTTTTCTCCTGTCTTGGCAAGTGTCAGTCGCACCATTGCAACTGTCAGGTTAGGTATAGCATACAAAAAATTAAACAAAAAAGAAAGGGATAGTTTTACCTATCCCTTCCATATCTTACAAAACAAGATTTATTCTTATTTTACAAGAGGTTATGCACCCGGTGTACCGAATACACAACGCCAATCAGAAACACCAAAGCTGTAACGCTCTCGTGCTTTGAATCGCATGTTACCGGTATCAAAGTCCCCTTCCATTGCCGTTTTAATAGGCGAACGGTTGAAGTATTTGAAGCCGTTAGGTGCATCCGTCTTAATGAAGAAAGCATCGGTGTCCGTTAGGAAGTGGTTTACTACCGCTCCTTCAGGAAGCATTCCCATGCTCTTTGTCGCATTAAGATCGTTGTCCGCTGATCCGGGACGTAGGTTGGAGTTAATAACCCGTTCTGCAATGAATTGCAGTTCTTTAGGGATAATTAACTTTGTACCACGAACCGCAATCTTTAGACCACGTTCATCGGTAAGCCCTGCAATGTCAATAAGCATCTGCTCAAGCGAAGTTTCGTTGAGGTCTGCTGCTACTGACAACAAGTTACGCTGGTTCCCAGAAAGGCTTGGGTGAGCGGCGGAGCAAAGTGCTGCACCATCACCTACAGGGTTGGCCGTATTGAACGCATTGTTCAAGATAGAAGCCGCCTTGATTTGCTTTGTCTGGGCCATTGAACGTGCAAGAGCCTTTGTGTAACGCGAAGCAAGTCGATCGTAAAGGTTGTCTTCGACAGCCTCTTCTGTAATCGAGAAAGCAAGCGCGATTGTGTCGTGTGTGTAACGAGCCGTGAATGTTTCCTGTGCATCGTCAAAACTAATGGCATTGCCTTCGTTTTTAACAGGTGCTGTAGAGAAACCGGCAAGCATTACTTCTTCTTCGAAAGCTCTGTCAGAAGACTCTTCTTCAAAGATTTCAGCATGCTCATTTTCGTAACGGTTGTATTCGAGCCCGAACAAGGCATTAAGGCCGGGTTCTAGCTCTTTCGCCAGTTGTGCGCGAGAAATAGCCATTATCTAACCCTCCTTAAATGCCGGTAGAATCCGCAGTGGTTTGTGAATCAAACCTACGGGTTCCGGCGTTGAAATGTGCGTTTAATCTAACTATAAGAGGAATACCAGCAGCGGTATAATCGCTGTTAGCCTCATCATCCATAATACCGACAACCCTAAGTGGCAGTGTCGCAGTACCTGCAATAGTAGAAACGCCTAAAGCACTATTGGAATTACCGGTATCGGTGCTTCCAGTTCGTGCAGAGGTACCCAGTGACGCATTTGCAAACACGGCAGCTAGTGCAGTTGCACGATCTGTCAATGAAGCATCTGAAGCCACTTTAAATAGCTGGTTTGGGTTATCTGCTACGAAGGCTTTAACTGGATAGTTAGTGTCTACGCTGACAGAGTTTGAACCAGGCCAGTAGTTAATCCATACAGGTTTTTTCTGTACAGAATCATGGTACTGAACGCCCATTAGGACACCCAATGCTTGCGTGGTTCCACCATCTGTGGCACCAGCTTGATCAATAACACCCGCTGCTAGAGGAACGCAGATGGAGTACTGAAAAATAGCATTAGTGTTGTTAGAAGCAATCTCATACTCAGTTACACCTGTTGAGTTTGCACCACTTCCAACTAGCCCAATAGGACGAAGACCATAGGCTGTTGTTGCATTTGCCATGATATTTTTCTCCTAAAAGAGCAGCCCTACTTATTTTTTCGGACCACCAAAAGTTACACGAGATTGACGATCAGGTTTATTGATCGTCATAGTCGAATGTGAGTTCTCGCGCATCATGTCATGGTCTACCGCATCAATCTGATCTTGACTTCGTCTTCTGAAGTGTTCAGTTCTTTCTGCTACGGTTTCCAATGGCATTCGTGCAAGAATTAAACCACCCTGCCCAAAAACACCTGAATATTTACCTGATTCAACTACGGGACCTTCAAAATCAGGATATTCGTCTTTACGGACCAATTCCCAACCTTCCCTTAATTTCGAACTGACGTTTTTTTGATCATCAAATCCTCGCGTTTCCGCTCGAATCCAACGATGCGTATAACCGTCCGGTGCAGGCGGTGCATCTAATACAGAGGGGGGAGCCCAAGGTTTACGCACGGCTTGTTTCTCCCTAGTTTTATTAGCGCGAGGGGCTCTGTCGATCTTAGTTTGTTCTGTCATCTCTATTACTCCTTCACGTATTTCGCGTATTCTTCAAGTGGCACACCCAATTTTTTCGCTATTGCGACTTGGCTCGGGGTGAGACGAACCTTTCTCCCACTGCGCCCAGTTGTTGCGGTTCTTGAGGCAGAAGCAACCGTCTGAGCGGGACGTTTGTTCGAGCCTTTCAACTTATGAGGAAATTCCTCCATCATCCGTCGATCAAGTTCAGTATAGTACTCATCACTTTGCGGGTCAAACTTTTCATCTTCTATCAATTTCTTATGTATGCCAAAAACAGCATACGTCATAGCTTGATCATCCCCAAACCATTTATTTTTAAGGGCCCAATCCTCTGCTTTAGGGTCCGGCCTTTTAGCACGAGGGGCTTGTGTAAAGGCTTGCGAAGCCTGTTGAACCTTAGCTTGTTCCGCGTATTGAGCTTGTTGTGCCTTAGCTTGCTCGGCTCTATCTGCTTGAATAGCCAGCGTTGTTATTTTTCGCTGTGCTTCTACCGCCGATTTAGTGTCACCTAGCTCCATAGCCCGGGAAAGATCCGCTTCTGCTTGATCCATTTGAGCGCCCACACGGGTACTAAACTCAGACACATAGTTATTGTCTAAGTTACTCATCCGCTCTTTAATCTGGGAAGATTCGGTCTGAACCTGACGAGCATAGTTAATTGCTTCTTGCTCTCTTCGTTCAGCTTCTCGCATCTTTTTAGTTAATCGATCTATGCGCTTCTGAGTGGCGGATTCAGCTTTTTTAAACTGATCCTCCCCCGAATCTTCATTGTCCGCCCGAAGGTCTACCTCTTTAGAGGTGTCTTCTCCTTCTAAGACCTCTACTTCAGTATCGGGTTCTACTTCGTAATTAGCTTCTGTTTCGGCCATTATTTATTCCTTATAAGTGATGAATGTCTTCAGGATCTAGAATAGAAGCTAGAATCTCATCATCATTAAGAATTCTGACTTCTCCTCCGTCTATTTGAAATCGAGACCCAGCGTAACGAGCAAACATCACCCACTGTTTCTCTTGGCACCAAGGCCCAGACGGAAACTTTTCTGTATCTTTGTAAGCTAAAGGACCTAGTTTCAAAACGTACCCTACTTGAGTAGATACTTGTTTTTTGTCTTGAACTTCATCCGGCAGGAAAATACCGCTGTCCGTTTTAGCTTTGCCCTTGTAAGGAAGAATTAATACCCGCCAACCAGTAGGTTGAGGTAATCTCTCCAATAAAGAAGCGCTTATTAATTCAGGGTTTAGGCTGGGCTTATCTACATACGCTTCAGCCAAGTTAGGTTTTTCTTCTTTTACTTTTTTAGTCATCAGATTGCTCCTGTTTTTCTAGCAGGCCCTTGAGTTCCTGTTCAACGTGATTTAAGGAATCTATGTTTCCCATAAGTTCACGATATTGTTCCATTGATTTGACGTTCCCATATTGCAGTAAATCTATGATTGCGGCCCGTCTATCACGAATAATCCTAAAAACAGCTTCCGCTACATATATCTCATCCATCTCTCCTCGCATATAGTCTAATAAAATCGTAGATTATCTTATCATATCCTATACAAGAAAAGCTAGTTTTTATGCAAGTTCAAAATGAGGGGCATCTATAAAGGGTCGTCTACCCTGTGATCTTCTTAAATCAATGTATTCATTCATTAAAGATTCTGCCGAACCTTCCGAATCAGTTAAGTTCTTATGCCACGCTGCTCCCCATCGAAGTGTGACCTGAAGCTCTTTAGCAGCTTGCCGCATAGCATCCGCAACATCATCGTATACTTTTAATTCCCAGCTAACTCTAGGACCTATATACGCTACTAAATCAACCGCGTTTCCTTCGAGATGTTTGCTTTTAAGCGTTTGACTAGCCCCTTTTTCAACTAATTCTTTTTGTCGGCTTAAAGTTCTAAGACCTTCTGAAACGCCAAAATCAATGGCGGTTAGGTCTATGGCTCTTTTTACAACGCTAACCAGTTCTGTGTCTACACCCTCTAAACGACGAAGACTTCTGCTAGACAGTTTAAAAGTCATCGCCCTTGACCCCTGTATTTTTTAAAACTAATCTTAGCCTGTTTACTTCGAGGCCTTGAATTAATGGAACTGCCTATAGATGTTTTCTTTTTAATTCGGTTTAAAGGAGCAATATCTAATTTAAGTTTTGCCATTACTTAGCCACATGTTTATATTTTTCAAAACTACGAAGTCCACCTAGTCCTAACATACCCATCAACACGGTCATTAACTGCCCCATGTCAAACTCAGGTAGCGCAGGTATCTCCATACCATAGGCAGCAACGACAAAAATAGCCAAAGGCTGAATGACAAAATGATAAGCAAAGGCAGTGCCGCACACCCAACCCACAAAAGGTCTCCAGCCGCCTTTCCAGACAGATCCACTAGCTGCTTCCGCTTTATTGACTTCAACTTGTGCAAGGGCAAGTTCTTGTGCATGCCTGTCCGCCATCGTTGAAATCTCATGTGCTAACGCTGCTTTCTGATCTTTATCTTCAACAAACTTGTCTAAAAGCCCTGTTACCGGGCCAATGAGTGCATTAAGTAAGGCCATTTACCCCCCATATCAGTCACATTTACAAATATTAATTCCGAACTTAGAAAGAATCCAAATAACAAATTGTTTGACCTTGGAATAACACCAAATAATTAATTCTTGAACAACTTCTACCGACCAAATTAAAAGGTCTAAAAATTTTTGTACGACTTTTTCTAACATGTTGAAAGACATAAGCATCTCCTTAAAAGCTAACAACCGTTAAATTTTGTACCTTTGATCGCGGCTCCCGCTCCACGCATAGTCATACGCTTTACAGTGTCCCCGGCCATCGGAGGCTCCGCAGTTTTTCCATAAGGCACACGACCTTGATCTTTAATGTCTGCATACTCTACGGCTTTAGGTGAATTTTTTGGGGCCGAGCCCATGTATTTTACTTTTGATTTCATGCTGGTCTCCTAAAAGGATTAACATAAGATCTGTTTCCAGACCGCTCTCTTTCCATCCGGGCATCTACAAAAGCTTGATACGGGCTAATAAATGGTTGTGGATTAGAAAGTCTGTTTAAATAACTACCGTATGCCGTTTCATACTCCGGGCTACTCAAAAATTGTTGCGCAAGGGTATTTTGAACGGGGGCTTCTGTAACGGGTTCCTGAGCCACCGGTTCAACGTTTGGTGTGGGAGTAGACAGATTAAGTCTTTCTCGTATAGCAGGATCAGCCAACAAAGACATTAAACCGCCGCTGTTAAAACCACCCCCTTGTACAACAGCAGGAGCTCCTCCCGGAGTTGCAACAGCTATTCCAGCGCCCTGCATAGGACCTACCTTCATAACTTGAGGTTGAACCATAGTAGACATTCCTCCTCCAGGGGACGAATCCGGAGTGTCTACTTTTTTAAATTGCCCACTTGCTACCATTTGGGGGATCATTGACATGAGTGCTGAACTAAACATATTTATTTTCCTCTTTCCTCTAACAATTTAACCCGAACTTTCAGGTCATGTATATGATAAAGTATTTCTTCTTTCAGTTCTTGCCTCGCAAAGGCATTTCCGGGGCTTGGAACAATGACTCCTTGAGGGCTAATCAATTGCATTTGATTCGCTCGAATTAACTGAATGTCTGATGTGATCTCGCCAATGCTAGAAATAACCCACCACATAGCTGCTAGTAAAACAGGGACTAAACTGGCCAGCGCTTTGGATAAGTCAAAGTTTTTCATTTCATTTTATTTTATTTATCATATCGAAAAGAGTTTTTACTTTTTCTTCCAAGCTTTTGACCCTTGCGGTAATTTCAGCACGAAAAGCAACCGCAATAGCGGCAACAGCTATCAAACCAGAAAGTATAGGCCAAACCTCCATAAAGTCATTCATCGCTAAGACCTTTGTTTAAGTAACTCACGCTCCATAGCCGATTGTATTCTAGCCGCAGTTTGAGACTCCTGTGATTGAAGCCTTTGCTGGAACTGAGATTTTCTGGCTTGAAGGGCTTGAGCATCCAAATTAAGTTTCTGAGAGTCCAACTGAGCGTCATTCTGTTCAGCTTGGGCTTTAAGCTGCAACTCAGCTTCTTTAAGTTTTACCAGTGGGTCCGGTTGTCCTGCTCCGGATAATTGCCCTGAAACTTGTTTAACTTGTTGCATACCCTCTGCGACAAACTGCGCTACTAATTGTTCCATTTGCAGCATTTCGTCTTCGGGGGAAAGCTGCGCCGACGGTTGTTGTGAAAGAGTAGCCATCGCTTGTTCTTGCGCCGCAATCTTTACATGTTCCATCACATGTTTCTGTAAAGACATAGCAACCGGCGGCAAAGAGCCTACCATTGGGCTAGATCCAAAAACTAAGTGTGCCGTAATGTGCGCTTGATGGTTCTGTCCATCAAAAGCTTTTAGAGGCAACATGTCTAAAGAATCAATGTTTTCTTGTGCGGGGTCTATAGGTCTTGGTTCTTCTTCCGGTACAGACTTCATAATTCGATCCGTATCGGTAACGCCTAGCGCTTCATACATGTCACGGTAAACCTCGTGCATGTTGTGTAATTCCGGTGCAGCACCCGCCAATTGTAGTTTTGTTTGCGCTAGTACGATACGTTGCGCCTGACTGAATACGTTAGGGTTACTTACCGGAATCACGTCCACTCTATCATCAAAATCCGAACGCATCACGCTTGCATCTGCGCCTTCAACAGAGTATGGATATTCTTGAGGTAAACTCTCGCTCATCACACGAGACAAAATCTTAAACTCCTGCCTCATACCATAATGCAAACGTTTATGCACTGCGCTCATCACACGAGAGCCTTGCTCTAACATCGCAATCGTAGTTCCTACCGCAGCATTTTGATTGCCGTCACCTATCTTCATATCGGTAATAGTGGCAAATCTCTGACCCGCTTGAACAACAAAACCTAAAAGTTGAAACAACGTTTGATCAGGACCCTTAAACGGTAAAGGCATAAGGGAGTCACGGATGGCACCGCCCGGAGCGTCCACATCTCTAAATTCACCGGGCTGAAGTGGATTATCATCGTCTCTGATACGAAGTCCTCTGGCTTTGAAACCAGCCGGAAGATTGGACAAAGTACCCGCATCGATTAATTGCCTCAACGCAGCAGTAGCCGTCCGTGACAAACCGCCAATGGTATGTATCAAGCCTAGTCCATAGAAACCAAAGCCGGGTAAAAACTTAAAATGAGTGAAGTATTGAATCTTTTTCTTTAACTCATCCTCTTCCGAATAGTTTCTTCTAATAGATAAAACTTGACCATTGTCCTCAGAGATCGTAACAATGTAAGGAATCTTAATACCCGTAGGTTCCTCATCATCACCCAGTTCCTCATAACCCTCTAGATCTAAATCTACGTGGCACTCAAGCAACGTACAATCATAATCAATCTGCGAAGGCTCAACGCCCTCGATTTTATTTAATTCTTCCGTCACGCCGCTAATATCGGACTGACCTGGAATAACATCAATATCCCGATAAAAACCAGCGATCTGTTTTTTTCTCAAGTCATTAAGACTCATTCTAAAAACTTGCGTAATGTTTGGACACGTATCCAAATCAGCCGTCTCATACGGAACAACTAGGTTCTCCGCTGGGACAAACTTGGATACCGCACGACCCATCGTTTCATCATAGTAAGTCTTCTTGAAGGTCGAACCCGCCAATGGCAAATAGAACAACATCTGGTCCATGTCCGGCGTGTAATCTTCCATCACATTAGTGACGTAGTAATTCATAAAGCTCTTTACACGACGCGCTTGACTAACTTTCTCCCGCGTCTCTTTGCCCATCACCACTGTTCGAACAGGACCACCCGCTGGTAGCAATTCGTTAAACGCTTGCGCCTGAAATTGTGTCGCAGCTTCTGCTAGTAAAGGATGAGTCACGG